CGGTGTCCGTAGTACATTTTTGTACTCCGGCTATATCATCACTTATCAACAGTTTAAATACAGCTGGATTTATATGTACATATATTTCACTTTTTACCTTACCTTTGTCGTCTCTTTCGGTTGATTTATTTCTAAGTAAAACTTTTGCAAGATTACCGCTCATTATTCTTTTGATTTTCTGCTTACAAGCTTTTATATATTTTTTATTAAGTTCAAATTTTTCTTTACCAGGTAATTCATCATAATTTTGAATAGAGTATTGAGGATGGATTGAAAATAATATAGGCAACTCTTCTATCAAGTAACTATAACTTATCCAATAACCCATATCATTAACTTGTTTTATATATTTCTTTTTCATGTCTGATGTATTTTTAAAATCTACGAACCATCTAAGTAAAACTAGATCCTCGCTATTTAAACCTAATGCGATTGCATTTCTTTGATTAAAACCTTCGATTGTGTATTTCATTTTTATTTCCCCCTTATAATTAAAAAACCTTGATATTTTTTATATCAAGGTTAAAGAGGACTAATTTAGTATATAAAATTTAATCTATGTATTGAAAATAGAACACATATGTGTTATTATTTTTACATAAATTAAATATATAAAAAACAAGTCTACTAAAAACTACTTGATATCTGCTTCATATCATTTAGTGCTTTAACTAAGAGCGTCAACTCAAAGTTAAGCAGTAGGCTTTTTTTATGTTTAATTTTAATTCAATAATAAAACTAAATGTAAAAAATGTCAAATAAAAAATGATACTACATAGATATGACTATATCAGTAAGTATCATTTTTATCATTGTAAATATTTTTGATTTTAGTTCTTCCAAATAAGTAATCAAGTGATACTTCAAAATAATCAGCGATACTAATTAGTATATCTTCAGATGGAAACCTTATACCATTTTCATAATTACTAATTGTTCTCTGATTAAGATGAAGAAATTCTCCTAATTGTGATTGAGTTATTTGTTTTTCTTCTCTTAGATCTTTCAATATTATTCCAAACATTTCCAGTACCTCGAATTATACTATATAACAAATATATATAAAACAAATCATAAAATAGAGAAAAACCTCGAAATGTGGTAAAATATAATATATATAAATAATAAGTAAAATATATTGAAAAAAATTAGAAGAAAAGGTAATATTATAAAGGAACATATGTTCTTTTATGATATAATTATTTAGAAAAATATCTAAAAAAAAGAATAAAAATTATATGGGGGAAATTTTGGATATTTTTTATATTTGGAGGAGTTATGAAGGAAGAAACAATGCAACACAAAAAAATATATATTATTGAAACTGTAAAAAGCATAAATAATGATCAAGTTATAAATTTTTTATTTAAGTACATAAAAAAAATAAAAGAGAGATGTTAACTAACATCTCTCTTTTATTTTTTCAAACCTTTCACTAATTTTTCTATAAGATCTAAATATTCATCATCTAAATCATTAATTTCTTTAAGTAAATTTTTAAGTCTATGAGAAGGATTAACAGTTATATCTGCAAGGATACCAGCTATAATGTCATCTTCTTCATAGTACTTCGGCTTAATTCCATTAAAAAGCCAATCTTTGTTTACTTTAAATTTTTCGCAAAAATGATTAATGAAAAGTTCACTTGGTTGGACTCTTGAGTTTTCTATGCTGGTAATTGAATCTCTACTTAAACCCATTATATTGCCAAGTTTTTCTTGAGTAAGTTTTTTGTCTTTTCTTACTTCTCTTATTCTTAAGTTCATTCCAGTAAGTTCCTTATCTTCTCTTACTTTTTTTCTTTTTAAATTCATAAAAAACACCTCACATATATAATAACACTTTGCAATGTGTAAAACAACACATAAATGCTTATAAATTATATTTAAAATAATAAAAAAATCACTTCTAAATAAAAAGTGTTGAAAATCACAAAATAAATGTGTAAAATGTAGATATAATCACATGGAGGTATAAATATGTCGAAAAAAGAAAGATTAAAAAAATTATTTAAAGAAATAGAAGAATTAAAAGAAAGTGAATTATATGAAGTTGAAGTTGCTGTAAAAGCTTGTAAGGTAGTTCAAACTTTAAGAAATACAGAAATGAGTACTATATAAAAAGAGTGTGATTTTTAGTACAAATCACACTCAACAAAAACTAAATAAAGTCCAGCTTTTTCAAAAAGGTTCGGTGAGCCTTTAACGGACTTGTACTAAGTATTAAAGTTTGAGTAAAAAGTAATACAAAATGGGTGGTTAAGATGTCAGTTAGAAAAAAAGATAACCATGAGGAGAAAGTCAAAAAGAAAAGAAAAAAGAAAAATAATCTATACATAGAACTTGATTTTGAAAAATTAATAGATAGAATGGCAGAACATCAAGTCACTATAGACAATGAAGTTGTATCAATAAATAACATAGATGAAATATTAGATGCAAGAGCTAAATGTATTTATGAAACTAAAACAATAACGTCAGGACCAATAAGAGAAGTTGAAATGTATCCACTTTTTCCAAAAAAAGATGTACCTAATGAGTTTCGTATTAAGAATACAAAGCAAGCTCAAAAGAATCTTAATAATAAAAATGCTGTTAAGTACTTCGTAAGAAAAGCCAATGCTAATTTTGGAAAAGGTGATTACTACTTAACTTTGAATTGGCCCAACAATAAAAGGCCAAAAGATTATGAAGAAGCTAAAAAGCAAGTAAGAGCATATATAAATAAGCTTAATTATGAATATAGAAAGCAGCAGTTAAGAGAAGAAGGAAAGAAACTTACATCTAATACAAAGAAGAAAAATTATAAAAAAATAAAGTATATGTATGTTATTGAAATCTCAAAAGAAGGAAAAGGAAAATATCATGTCCATATGTTACTGAGTTCAGAATTACCTATGGATTTAGTCGAAAATTCTTGGAAACATGGAAGAAGAAATAATATAAGACGTATAGATCCTGATGAAAAACACATTACTGATTTGGCAGAATACCTATCGAAAGACCCAAAAGGAAAGAAGAGGTGGGGGTGTAGTAAAGGATTAAAAGAACCTATTATTACTACATCTAAAAAAGTATCTAAAAGGAAAATATTTGACATGGACCGAAATCATAATCTGATTGAAGAAGAAATGAAGAAGCTTAATCCAAATTACAAACTTATAAAGTTTGAAGTCAAGAGAAATGAATGGACTAATATGCCATATATCCATGTCTTGATGAAAAAAAATTGACAAATAATTGAAGAATAAAACTTTGATGAAGGGGAGATATGAAATGGTAATACATAGATTTGTAGTACACATATTAGATAAAGAAAATAATACACCGATATTAAATGATTATGAAGGAAGAGTAAGTAAAGAAGTAGATAGATTCTTTGAAAAAACAATAAGAAAAGTAAGAAAAGATGATGATTTAAGAGTAGCAACATTTAACAACTATGAGAGTAACTTGGTAAGAAATTGTTGTGAACAAATAATCCATGATGAAAAAACATTCTTAGATAATTCTAAAGAAATAGCAGCGTACTTATTTGAGATTATGGAATCAAATTCAGAATTAGCATCATCTGATTTAGCAATATGTTTATATAGTGAAAAAGATGAAAAATATATTGCGATAGTAAGGTTAGATTATAAAAAGATATTTAATCACTCTGTAGATTTTGAAGATGATAAATTTAATATACAAATACAAGCTAATGAAATAGGGATAACTGAAAGTAGTAGACCTAAACATGCAGCTATAGTTGGTGTTAACGGAATTAATGATGAATGGCAGCTAAAAGTACTTGATAAAGAAGCTGAAAAGGAAGGAACAGATTCATGCTTTGTTAAGAAATTTTTAGACGCTCAAAAAGTAGAAGATGATAATTATAAGACAAAAGTATTTAAAAATGTAACAGATAATTTTATAACTAATGCATTTTCAAATGATATTAAACAAGGAGAACATGTAAGAGGAGTAAGAAACTATATCTTAAAAGAAAACTCAGTTATGGATATAGATAAATTTATACAGAGTAGTAAATTAGATGAAGATATAGAAGAAAGCTTAAGAGATCATTTAGAAGATAATGGTATTTATGAAGATTTTAATATTGATAAAAAGTATATTGAAAAGAAGCTAAAGACAAGAAGTATAAAGACATACAACGGATTTAGCATTAAAGGAAATTTATCAGACTTTGAGGATTCTATGAAGTTTGCTATAAGAGTAAATGACAATAACACTTATGACATAGTTATAAAAAATGTTATGCATTTTGAGGATAAATAACAAGGGGGATAATATGGGGGATTTAAAAGGGAAACTAAATAAGTTAATTGATATTTATGGATTAAATCACGAGAAGGTTATTGAGTATAGTCAATATGTAGATCCATTTGTAGTTGCAGAACAAGTTGAAAATTTAAGAAAAATAGAAAAATTTAAGGAGTTTAAATTAGAAAGATGCTTATAAATACATATGATAGTAAAAATAACTCAATAGCTCCAAGTATAAATGATATTCCAAATTACATAAATTACAAAGCTCTGGCTTATTGTATTGTAGGTAAAAAGACTTACGGTAATGTTAGAACTGCAGTTAATGCAGATAAATTAATTAAAAAACTTATCACTATGCAGAAAAAGGAAGAGGTATAACTATGAATATATTAGAACAGGCAAGTGAATTAAGAGAGATAGCTGAACATATAGCAACTAAAAGAGGAATAACAGTTCAAGAAGCTTGGCCAGAAGCTTTAGAAGAACTAAAAGTAATAAATAGTTCAAAGGAGTCTATATACTAATGAAACACGGTAAAAAATTAAAAAGAAAACAAATTGAATTCTTAGAAAGTATAGGGTTAGAACCAAATAATTACCTTGTAGAAAGAAAAACATCTGAAAAGATAGGTTTCATAAATAAAGAAACTGGAAAAGTAGAATATTTTAATTGGGATGGGAGCAGATGCTAATGAAATCTTTATTTAGATTAAGAAAGAATTATGAAGAGACTCTTAAAGAAATGAACAATCTTAGAAAAAAGCTAGAAGAGAAAGATGATTACATAGACACTTTAGAAAAGCAAGTCAACTTTGCAGCTCAATATAATGATAAAGTCACAAATAATAATTGTGAGTTAGTTAATAAATTAGCTGTATCAGATAGAAAAAATGAAGAAAATGAAAAGAAAATAAAAGATTTAGAGTTTTGTTTAGAAGAGTGCAAAACCGCAAATAGGAAAATGACAGATATAGTTAAGAGAACTAATATATTTAAGTCACAATTAGAAGATATGCTTCTAATAAGAAATAAAGAAGGAAAGATGACAATTGTAGATGGCAAGATACAAGTAAACAAAAAAATAGATGGAGTAAAGTGTTATGAGGTCATAAGACTTCTAGGTTAGGAAGGTAAGAATGAAAGATATATTTATTTTATTAATAATAATGGTTGCGGTAGTTGGAGGATTAGATGCTTTAGCTATCGTGGCCAACAAGCATAAGAGGAGATAAAAGAATGAATCATGTTGTATTAGTTGGAAGATTAATAAGAGATCCAGAGCTTAGATATATACCAGGAACAGGAACACCAGTTACAAAATTCTCTATCGCAGTTGATAGAGATTATAAAAAGAAGGATGGAACTAAAGAAACAGACTTCATACCAGTAGAAATAATGGGTAAACCTGCTGAATATTGTGCTAACTATATTCCTAAAGGGAGATTAGTAGCTATTCAAGGGGAGATAAGAGTAGATAGATATACAGATCAAAATACAAATGAAGCTAAGAGCTTTACAAAAGTATTTGCAAATAAAATAAAGTCATTAGAGAGCTCTAAAGATAAAGAGGAACAAACTAAACAATTTGAACCAAGTTTTGAACCTAACGGATTAGATCCACAAGGATTTACGGCTATAGATGATGATGACATTCCATTTTAGGAGTATATATGAGTAATTTTAATTATGAAAGATATAAAGATATAGTAGGTGCTGTTAAATATTTAGGAGAGAAGCTAGAAGAAGCTAATGAGAGCAATTATACATCATCAGAAATTGAAGATATAGGGTGTAAGTTAATTAGCGCAGGTAATAGATTGAGAATGTACATAAAACATTCAAAAATTGGAGGAGAATAAATGGCAAATATATGTAAGCATTTTAAGAAAAATGAATATGGAATGTGTGAGAACTATATAGGGGATACAGATACTCTACAAGGGTGTAGGAGCAAATGTAAGAAGTTTAAAAAAGAAAATAGTAATAAAGTATCAAAAGAACTTTTAGAAAAGCAAATAATCGGATTTGAAACACAATATGAAAAATAAAAAGTAAAAGAGGGATTAATATGGGTAAAGTAGTTGAGTTATTTAATTGTTTAAAATTAAGATGCAGCAATTGTGAAAAAGAAAAATATGAAATTCATATAGATGTTAAAAATGATTTATATACATGTGAATGTGGATCGCATACGTTTATACCTTTAAATTTAGAAGAAGTTTATTAGGAGGTGATATGCATGAAGAAATATTTAAATAACAATGAAATGAATGATCTATTATATGCATATCATCTAGCAGATACAAGCGAAAAAACGGTAGAAGGCTGGACTACTAGAGGTAATATGACTAAGAATGAAGCTAAGTATCTTAGAACAGCTATTACATATACACAAAAGTTTATAAAAGAAGTGTTAGGCAGATTAGATAATAAAGAAAGAGATAAAGTTTTAAAAAGAACAATAAAAAATTCTGACAAGCCAATTATCATAGTTGATGAATGGATGAAACAAAGAGTTTTAGGACCTTTAGAATCTGAAAATGAGATTGTGAAGATAGAAAGACCTAAATTTGAAAAAAATTGCTATATTAGCAATGAAAACTACATGTGAGGATTGTACGGGACATTTCTCACAATGTAGCCTATATGATATATTTGAAGATTCACTATTGCCACGCGCAGAAAGAGAAAGGAATTGTCCTTATTGCTTTCTATCTGACGAAAAGCAAGCGGAAAGAGAAGAAATGCTTAAGAAGCTTGAAGAAGATAAGAAACGTATAGAAGAGAGAAGAAGCAAAAGAAAAAGTAGAAAAAATAAAAATAGATTTGATGAAGATGAAGATGAAGAGATCTATGAGTATAATTTCAAATCAAGCTTAAAGGGGTAGATGGATATGAGATTAACTGAAGGATGGAACAGTCTAGATACGGACAAGAAAATCTATAAGTGGGAACGTAAAGGTAAGAAAAAGAAGAATACAAGTGATAATGGATCAGTTACAACTTATAAACTATCTAAAAAAGAAATGGATGAGTATTTAAAAGATATAGATACAAGAGGAGTTAAATATATAAATCTAGAGGATAAAAGGTAGGTTTAGTTTGGAGGGGTGAGTACGTTGTTATATTTGTATGATGCTAGATACAACTTAAAAACAGAAACAACGTTAGAGAAAATATCAAAATTATTAAAGAAAAAAGAAATTGATTTAAGTAGAGATATTAACACTTTAGAAAAAGTAAAGAAGTGGTATATCGTAGATGAAAGTGTAGATGTAAAGGAACTAAAAAAGTTATATGAGAAAGAAGTATTCAAAAATGAGGTATGGAAGGTTATAGAAGGTTCTGATGATAAATTCTTAGTTAGTAATTATGGAAGGTTTAAGCGAATATATAAGAACTCTCCAAATAGAAAGTTTATAATGCCTTATTATCAAACAAGAAAAGTTAATGTAAATAAAAATAAGCAGTTTATAAAAGTTAAATTTAAAGAAGTTTATAAGGAATACTCTGTTAGTAGGATAGTAGCTTATCACTTTGTAGAAATATTTTATGATGGATATGGATTTACTAGTGAAAGCAAGCCGATTAAATATAAGAATAAAAAGTTTGAGGACTTAGTTGTATATCATAAAAATGGATTAGTATATGACAACTATCATGCAAATTTAGAATTTTTAGATAGAGAAGATCTTGCGAAGAAAACTGCTCATAAGTCTAAAGGAGGAAGAACTATAGTAGCAATAGATGCAGAGACAGGGGATATAATAGATTACTTTAAGTCAACAAGGCATGTAGAAGCTAATTTACCAGTTAGTAAACAAGCTGTATCAGATAGTCTAAATAAAGTATGGAAAACTAATATAGTTGGTGGAAAATATATATTTGAATATGAACAATAATTTATCGGGCCATATTATTTGGTCCGATAGTAAAGAAAAGATGGGTTTTAAGAGGAGGAGATTAAATGGCTGTATCAAGAAGTAGAAGAAGCCTTAAACGTAGATACAAGAAAGCAAGAGCTGAGTTCAGAGAAGAACTTAGAGAAATATTAAAAAATGATAGAGCTTTAGGTATGGCTATATTTCTTACATATGTTTCAGAAAAACGTAGAATTCATATAACTAAAGTTTGGTACATATTAGGAACTAGACATAAAGAAGCATATAAAGATTACTGCAAAGAATTAATGGGAAGCAATTTATGCGGAAGTGATGATATTTTTAATACTTTACATTTTAGTGGATATCAAGAATTAAGCAAAAAATACATAAGATTGATGCCGGAATGTTTTGCCATGGGAGAAGCATTTGGATTAGCTAAAAAATGTGTAAACGGAAAATTATAGACTCCTGGATCTTATGGTCCAGGAAATAAAAGAGGAGTTTTTAGTGATGAAAAAAAGACCTTTAGATTATAGAAATGATATAAAAAAATGTAAAGAAAAATTATATGCACACATGGAAAATGATGATTATGTTAGTCCTCAAATGCTAGATGAAGCTTTAGCGGTAATTAATGCTCAAAATGGCTATATTAAGTGGTTAGAAAAAGAGCATGGGGATTGGCTGAATAATATTTAATTAGATTAGGTGGTGAATGTTATGAAACTATATGCTATTTATACAGGTAATGAGGATTTAGTATTTACTGGAGACAAATGGGAATGTAGTGAATTTCTAAAATGTAGTGAAGAATCATTTCGTTGTAGATTTTCAAGATTTACTAGAGGTATAACTAAGAACCCTAAATATAAAATTTATAAGATAGATGAAGATTAGGTGGTGGAGATTATGAAAATAGGACAAGAGATAACAGTAAAAGAAGATTTTAAGATAAATACAACTATTAGCGACAAGGTTATAACTGTAAAAAAAGATGATAAAGGATTTGTTGATAGTCAAGGTTTCTTGCATCTGACAACAGGAAATGGAAGAGGTAAAATAGTCAAAATAGATGATATAGAAGTTAGAGGATATGACCACGAAAATATATCTAAAATGGTATATAAAAGGCTGAATAACGCATTTTTAATAGAACCGATTCTAGAAGATGAAGGATATGAAGTTGAAGATATTTTAGATGAAATAGAAGATGTTTTAATGGATATACTTTAGAAGTTAAAAGGGAGACTTTCTTTATATGGATAAAATTAAAAGAATTGAAGAATATTTAGAACAAGCTAAATTCGATTTGGAAATATATAAAGGGTATATGAATAAAAGTGATGCTGAACTGAAATGGCAAGAAGGCATTATAAGAGGTTTAGATATAGCACTTAGAATATTGAATTCGGAAAATTAAAGGGAGATTTAGTTATGCAAATAGATAAAGATTTATTGCAATATTGTAAAGACAAAGAATTTCCTATAGATGAAATGACAATAGAAGATTTTAAATCCGTGGAAGATACGTTAGATTTTCAGTTTTATAAACTAGGATTAGAATTTAGGAGTTTAGGAAAAGAAATTTTAAATGCACTAAAAAGTAAATGCACTAAAAAGATTGAACACAGGAAGAAAAGTTGTAAAAACTTTAAATGCAAGTAAAACAATAATTTTAGTTTATGAGGGTAGAATATTATAACTGTATTCTCATATGATAATCAATACGAGGAGAGAGTATGATATATAAAAAGAGAAGTGAAGCTACAGAACAAGCAACATTAATACAATGGTGCAATTTAAATAAGTGTGTATACCCTGAGTTAGGGTTAATATTTCATGTGCCTAATGGTGGCCAAAGAAATAAAACAGAAGCTAGAAGGTTAAAAGCAGAAGGTGTTAAAGCTGGTGTTCCAGATTTATTTTTACCAGTAGCTAGAGGCAAGTTTCATGGATTATTTATTGAAATGAAATATGGTAATAATAAAGCAACTCCTAAACAGAGAGAATGGATAATAGAGTTAAATAATCAAGGCTATTATGCAGTAGTATGCAATGGATTTGAAGAAGCTAAGACTACTATAGAATCATATATAAAAATGACATAAAGATAGGTGGGATTAATATGAGTAATGAAGAAATAAAACAAATGGCTAAAGAAGTTGCGAAAGAAGCTTTAAGAGAGATTATGTTTGAAGGTAAAGATAAGAGATTTCATAATACAAGATTGCTAATGAGAAATTACAATACTTTAAAAGAACATTTAAATAATAGTGAAAGTGTTGAGATAAAATTTAATTTTATAGAAGAATGTGAAGTAAAAGTAGATTATATGTGGCTAGAAAGTATAGCTAGAAGTAAAACTAGAACAGCTAAGATGATAGAATACATAGATGCAGCGTTAATTAACTTAAAAGCAAAGTTTATAGAGAAAAAAGAGTATGAGAAATTTAGATCATTTGAGATGTTTTTTATAGAAGGAAAAACAAGCGAAGAAATACAGGAAGAATTTAACTGCGGGAAGAATACTCCTAAGAGATGGAACGATATAGTAACAAGAGAACTATCTGTATTATTATGGGGGATTGATGCATTAGGGATTTAATAGGGAAAACGTGGGGTTTTAATAGTGATTTGCAAATGTTAATATGTTAATATAGCAACAATAATAGCTATATAAGTTAAATGACTTATGTCGCTAAATACCCTTTATTCCCTAAGATAAAAAAGTACTAGGTTTACCACCTGGTACTTTTTTATACCCTAAAATAGGAGACAGGGTATGAGATTGGATTATAGTAAGGGAAATAAGAAAGTATGTTAAAGAAGATATGTAGATGTGGCAAAGTAATACCTTATAGCACAAAGGTATGTGATGAATGTAAAGCTAAGAGGGATTCAGAACGAAAACAGAATATTAAATACTATAAACAAACTACATATGAAAGAGATAGTAAATACAATAAGTTTTATAAAAGCAAAGAGTGGAGTAAAGTAAGATACCTAGCAATAGTAAGAGATCATTCACTATGTAAAGATTGCTTAGATAAGAACATTATAACTCCATATAATACAGTTCATCATATAATACCAATTAAAGATGATTGGTCAAAGAGGCTAGATATAAACAACCTAATTTGTTTATGTGAAAGTTGTCATCAGAAGCGACACAATAGCATGAAGTGGTAGGGGGTATCTAAAAAGTTTAAGGTATGCATTTGGAGAGTGCGTGTGGTCTGTTTTCTCGCAAAAACTCCCTTTATCAGATTTTTTGGAGGTGAGGTCTTGGGTAGAAATGCTCAACCAGTAGAACTATTAATGGCTAAGGGCAAGAAACACTTGACCAAAGCCGAAATAGAACAAAGAAAAAACAATGAAATAAAAGTTGGAAATAGTAAATTAACATGTCCTTCTTATGTAAAAAATGATTCAATAGCATATAAAAAATGGAAAGAAATTATTAAAATTTATAAAGATATTGATTTTGTTTCAAGTGGGGATGTAGGATTACTTTCTAGATATTGTATGACATTTTCGGAGTATGAAAATTTAATAAAAATACGAAAAAATATAAACATATTAGATTTTAACGCTGAAGATGAAGAAGAAATATATAAAGCTTTTAAAGAAGCTCCAGAGTATAGAGTGAAATATATTTTAAAGAAAATAGAATATATTCTTTCAAGTGATGGATTACTTACTTTAGAATCTGCAATTAATAAAAAAATGGATATGCTTATAAAAATGGAAGATAGACTATTTTTAAATCCTTTAGCTAAAGTTAAAAATGTTCCTAAACAAGTAAAAGTAGAAGAACAAGCAGAGAGTAGATGGACAAAGTTTGGTGGCAGAGGTGGATAGAGCAACTCTATTTGCTAAAAGTGTAGTTGAAGGAACTATAAATAGAGCTGTAGGAGAACTTGAAATATTATCATGTAAAAGGCATATAAGGGATTTAGAAAGACAAGGAACAGAAGAATTTCCTTATATATGGAGTGAAGAAAAAGCTAATGAAATAATGGATTTTGCTGAAAATTTGATACTTGCAGAAGGTGATGAGCCTGCTCCAATGAAACTATGGGACTTTCAATGCTTTGTATTTGGTTCATGGAATGGATGGATACATAAAGATACTGGATATAGAAGATTTAGGACTTCATATGAACAAGTAGCAAGACAAAATGGAAAATCAGTAGGAAATGCAGTACCATCACTTTATTATGGGAATTTTGATGGATATAATTACCCTCAACTTTATGCTACTGCTACAAAAGAAGCACAAGCTAGAATAGTATTAAAAGAATGTATTAAATTTATTAATGCAGATAAAGAGTTAAGTGGAACTAAAACTAAAAAAGGTTTATTTACTGTTAAGGACTATAAATCAGAAATAGAGTGCAATCTATCTAAAGGAACAATTAAAGCTTTAGGAAGAGATACAAAGTCTATAGATGGTTTTAGGCCTTATTTTGCTTCTGTTGATGAATACCACTTACATAAAGATAACCAAATGTATAAGTTGTTAAGTGATGGTACAAAGAAATTAAAGCAATGCTTAATAAGTGTAATTACAACTGCTGGATTTGATATAAATGGTCCATGTAAAGAGTTATATGACTATTGTGTTAATGTACTTAGAGATGTTGTTATTGATGAAACTCAATTTGTATATATATGTCAAATGGATAAAAATGATGACATTTGGAACGAAAAGAATTGGGAAAAAGCAAATCCGTTATGGACACCAGAAACTTTAACTAGCTTAAGAGCAGATGCAATAAAAGCAAAAGAAATGCAAGGACAGGAGCTTAGAAACTTTCTTACTAAAAGTTTAAATGTTTGGGTACAAGCCACAGATGATGATTATATAGATATTGAAAAATGGAAAGAATGTGCTACTGATTTAACTCTTGAAGATATGAGAGGGAAAGAGTGTGGCATAGGACTTGATTTATCTAGCGGAGGAGATTTGACATCAATAGCTTTAGAGTTTGAACTAGGTAACGATGAATATTTTATAGAAAGTCATAGTTTTATACCTATAAATAGATTACAAGAGCATATAAAAACGGATAAAGCGCCTTATGATATGTGGTTACGACAAGGATTAATTACTGCTACAGAAACCTTAGGAGGAGTAAAAACAGATTATAAATATATCATAAGTCATTTAAAGAAACTACAAGAGGAATATAATTTAAAATATAGATTTATAGCTTATGACCCACATAATGCGGATGCATTTTTAAATGATTTGGAGACGTTTGGTTGTTATTGTATAGAAATTATCCAAAGTGCTAGAAATTTAAATAGTGCAACTGTTGATTTTAAACTATCAGTAGATGGTAAGTCCATTAAGTATAACAGAAAGAATAATTTATTGACTTGGAGTGTTGCAAATGCAAAATTAACTCATAATTCTTTTGGAGAATGTAAGATTGATAAAAATTATAGAACTAAAAGAATAGATCCAGTTGATGCGATAATTGATGTTCATAAAGTGATTATAGAAAATCAATCAAATATAGATATAAATGAAGTTACAGAAGATTATTTAAGTATGATGGGATGGTAAAGGAGGTGAGAAATTGAATGTATTCAGTAGGATTGTAAAAGGAATAAAAAATGTCATTGTTCCAGCAACATCTGTAGATATGCAGAGTCAAGAGTTGTTAGAATGGCTTGGAATAAGTTCAACTCCTAAAAAATTAGTAAGTGAAGTAACGTATTTTACTTGCTTAAAAATGTTGTCAGAAACATTAGGTAAAATGCCTTTAAAGTTTCGCCAAGATACAGAAAAGGGAGTACAAAGGGTTAAGTCTAATAAAGTTCACAGTATTTTAAGGACAAGACCTAATGCAATTATGACACCATCTACGTTTTGGGCAACAATAGAGCAGAATAGAAACCATTATGGTAATGCATATGTTTGGATAAGGAGAAAATTTAAAAAACAAAAATTTGGTGGGATAGAAGAAATACAAGACTTATGGATTATGCCATCTAATAATGTTCAAGTGCTTTTAGATGATCAAGGATATTTTGGAGCAAAAGGGCGAATATGGTATTTATATACTGATAAATATTCAGCGGAGCAATATTTATTTAACAGTGATGATGTAATGCACTTTAAAACATCATATAGCTTTGATGGCGTTTTAGGAGTTCCAGTAAGAGAAATACTAAAGACTACTTTAGAAGGTGGGTTAGAAAGCCAAACTTTTATGAATAATTTATATAAAAGTGGACTTACTGCAAAGGCTGTACTTGAATATACTGGAGATTTAAATACAGAAGCAAAAGAAAGACTTGTAAAAGGATTTGAAGATTTTGCAAATGGTTCTAAAAACTCAGGTAAAATTATACCAGTTCCATTAGGGATGAAATTAGTTCCACTAGATATTAAACTTACAGACAGTCAATTCTTTGAATTGAAAAAATTTAATGCTTTACAAATTGCAGGAGCTTTTGGAATAAAGCCTAATCAATTGAATGACTATGAAAAGAGTTCTTATTCTAATTCGGAAATGCAGCAACTTAGTTTTTATGTAGACACTGTATTATTCATTTTAAAACAATATGAAGAAGAACTTAATTACAAATTATTGACTAAAGATGAAATAGAAAATGGATATCATTTTAAGTTTAATGAGAAAGTTTTATTAAGAACAGATAGTAAAACACAAATGGAGATTCTTGCCAAAGGAGTTAATAATGGTTTAATTAAACCTAATGAGGGAAGAGATGAACTAGGATATCCAGCAACAGAAGGAGGAGACCAACTTGTTATGAATGGAAATTATATTCCTATAACTGATATTGGAAAACAATATGAGAAAGGGGGTGAATAATAGATGAAAATTTCAGTAAAAGGACCAATTATAGATAATGATGATCAATGGATTTATGATTGGTTTGAAGTAGAAGCTACAAGTCCTAAAAAAGTAATTGATTTAATAAATCAAGTTAAAAATAATGAGGATTTAGAGGTTGAAATAAATAGCGGTGGTGGATCTGTATTTGCAGGTAGTGAAATTTATACTGCTTTAAAGTCTTATGATGGCAAAGTTATAACAAGAATTGTTGGTTTAGCAGCAAGTGCAGCGAGTGTTATTGCTATGGCTGGAGATGATATATTAATATCGCCTACAGGTCAGATAATGATTCATAATGCTAGCGGTAGTTGTGGTGGAGATTATAGAGATATGGAAAAAGGAGCAGAAATATTAAAAAATGTTAATGCTACTATTTCAAATGCTTATAGAATCAAAACAGGACTCTCTAATGATGAATTATTAGATATGATGAATAAAGAGACTTGGTTAACGCCACAACAAGCTTTAGAAATGAAATTTGTAGATGAAATAATGTTTACAAATAATATTAAACTTATAGCTAGTATTAATAATGGAATGTTACCACAGGAAGTTATTAATAAAATGAAGATGGAATTAAAAAATAAAGAAGTTACTAAAGAACAAGAAAATAATATAGAAGATGTAAAAGCAAAATTATTGATGGAATTAGACTTAATCTAGTTCTTTTTTTATGCAATAAAATAATAAATAAGTGAGGTAAACAAATGAATAAAGAATTAAGAGAATTATTAAATCAAATTAATGCTAAAAAGGAAGAAGCTAAAAGACTGGTTAATGAGAATAAAATAGAGGAAGCACAAGCTGCTAAAGAAGAATTAAAAAATCTTCAAGCTAAGTTTGATGTTCTATATGATCTAGAAGATGAAATAGAAAATAAAGTTAAAGATGATATAGAAAATGATAATGTCACAATTATATCAGGAGCTGTTAATAAGGGAAAAGAAGTAGCGAATGCTTTTGTTAATGCAATAAAAGCTGGATTAACAAAGACACCAGTAGCTGAAAAAGATATACAAATATTAAAAAATTCTATGAAGGAAGGAACAGAGGCAGATGGAGGATTAACAGTACCTCAAGATATTCAAACTTCTATAAAGGAATTAAGAAGGAGCCAAGATGCATTAGAAACATTAGTTAATGTTGAAGTTGTATCTACCGCATCAGGGACAAGAGTTATAGAAAAAGCAGCAGATCAAACTCCTTTTGATAATGTTGAAGAAGAAGCAGATTTTCCAGAAACATCAACTCCACAATTTGAAAAAGTATCTTATAAAGTTAAGAAGAAAGGTGGGATTCTAAAAGTAACAAGAGAGTTGCTACAAGATACAGCTGAAAATATTTTAGGTTATTTAAGAAGATGGATAGCTAAGAAAAGTAAAGCAACTAGAAATGCTTTAATAATAAGTAAAATTAATGAAATAACTAACGAAAAGGAAGTTATACTTAAGGATCTAGATGGCTTAAAAGATATATTTAATGTTAAATTAGATCCAGCGATTGTTGTCACATCAGGTATTTTAACAAACCAAAATGGGTTTAACTGGTTAGATAAATTAAAGGATTTAGATGGAAAGTATGTATTACAACCAGATCCAACTAATCCAACTAAAAAGTTATTATTTGGAGTTTATCCAGTCACAGTTGTTTCGAATAAAGTTTTAAAATCTAAAGGAATAGGTAGTATTGGAGAAGAAACTGCTTGGAAACATCCATTTATTTGTGGAGATTTAAAAGAAGCTATAACTATATTTGATAGAGAAAATATGACTATAGAAATATCAACTGAAGCCGGTGATTTATGGAGCAAAGATCAAACAGGAATAAAAGTAAGAGAAAGATTAGATATTCAAGCAGTTGATGCAGAAGCGATAGTAAAAGCAGAAGTTGAAATAGCTGCAACTCCCTTATAATGCTCCAATAACATTATTAATATATGATGATGGAGCAGAATTAGACTATAATTCACTTACTGTAGTTGAGTTAAAATCTATAGCAGAAAATAAAGGTATAAATATTACCTCAAATATGAGAAAGTCAGATATTATACAAACTATTTTAGAGAGTGAGATTTAATTCTCATTCTCTTTTTTATGAGGTGAATTATGAATTTAGGCGATTTAAAATTCTTTTTAAGAATAGATCATGATGAAGAAGATGAATTAATTAACGGCTTACAGTTATCCGCAGAGGAATATTTAACTAATGCTGGAATAAATAAAGACTACTCTAAAGAACTATATAAACTTGCTATTAAAATATTAGTATCACACTGGTACGAAAATAGGTTTGTAGAGAATGTAGGGAAGAATGTAACTAAAATAGCATTTGGATTAGATACTATTTTAATTCAGCTTAAATATAGTCAAGGTGATGTTAAATGAATATAGGGCAATTAAGACATAGAATAGAATTTCAAAGATTAGAAAGGTATTATGATAATGAAGGATTCCCTATAGAAGATTATGTAACTTTTCAAAGAGCTTGGGCAGATGTTAATGATCTTTACGGTAAAGAGTATTGGAGTAGTAAGCAAACAATATCAGAAAATATAATAGTTTTTAATACTAGATATTATAAAGATATTGATGCTAATTGTTTTATTTTCTTTAAAGGTAAAAGATATGAAATAATTGAACCGCCAGACAATATTAAATATTTGAATAAAGAGCTAAAAATAAAGGCTAAATTGCAGGTGATTAATAATGGCGATTGAAATTAGAGGTTTTGAGGATATATTTAAAGATTTAGATGATATGAATATTTCTGATAAGAAAAAAAGGAGAGCGTTAAAAGAAGGTGTTGAAATAGTGAGACAAGCTGTAATTGATAACTCTCCAGTTGCAACTGGAAATATGAAAAAGAGATGGAAAAGTACCATAAAAAGATTTGATGGGAACTTAGGTTTTGAAGTAAAGGGAGATACAGTTCAGGATATAGAGAATGAATTTGGATCTAGTAAAAATAAAAAACACATAGGATTCTTTAGTAAAGCTGTAGATAAAGTATCTGATAAAGTTATAAATATTATAGCTAATGAGGTGCTTAAGTAATGGAAGAGCTACTAAGAAAAATTTTATTTGATGAAAGAATAAAAAGTTTAGTAAGTAATAAAATATATCTTTTAAAAGCTCCTGATGATACTTTAGCACCTTATATTGAATATGAAGTACTTAATGAAAATGGCTCTATATATGCAGAAAATAAAGAATTAGCAACTACTTACACAATACAAATAGATATATTTACTAAAAGAAGTTATACATCAATAGTTAAGGCTATAAAAAATGTAATGAAAGAAAATGGATTTATGAAAGAGTTTGGAGGTTCTAGATATGAAGAGGATTCCAAACTCTTTCATTATATTTTGAGATTTAATTATGAAAGTGAGGAATAGATAATGACGAAAATTATAACAGGTGTGGAAAAATCGTATTATGCAATCTTAAGAGAAGATGGAGAAACACCAAATTATGAAACAGTTAAGTATTTACCAGGACTTAGAGAAATGTCAGTAACTCCTAATGAAGAACAGGCTACTATATACGCTGAAAATAGACTCTATGATAGCGAAAACTCTTTAGGAGAAATTGAGGTTACTCTAGATTTTGCTTCTATAGATACGATGGATTATGTTGCTTTATTAGGAAAAAAAGTTGCAACTGATGGAGGAATAATTGAAAGTGTAGATGATCAACCACCATACATTGCTTTGATGGTAGAAAAGACATTAAGTGGTGGAGTTAAAGAATATATGACTTTATACAAAGGTAAATTATCTATACCTGAAGACAAAGCTAAAACCAAAGAAGGTAAAACAGAATATCAAACGATTTCTTTAAATGGTTTATTTATGCCTTTAGAAAAAGGTATATGGAAGCATGCAGTAAAAACAACTGATGAAGGATTTAATGCAGAAACTCATGCAGCGAAGTGGGGAAAAACAGTAGTAATACCTACTGAAAAAGTAGATCCAAGTGTTTAAAGAATAAATTAAAGGTAGTGATAACTACCTTTGTTTTTAGGAGGAATTATGCTAGTAAATGAAATTAAGACTTATAATATAAAAATTAAAGATGAAGAAATAGAGTTAAAACTAGACTTTAATGCATTAATTAAGATGCATAAAGAATATGGGAATGCATTTTTATTGATTTACTCATATGCTTTTGAAAATGACTTTGAAAAGTTGCCTGCGATTATAAGGTGTATGGCTAACAAAGATATATCAGAAGAAGATATTAAAAATAATATGCTTATTAACATAAAAGCAGTTGAAACATTAAGTAATATAACTTTAGATTTACTCAATCAAGAATTAAATGATGTATCAGAATTTCAAGTAAAATCAGAAGTAAAAAAAAATCAAAAAGCAGAGAAAAAGAAGTAGAAATAAAAGATTTTAATATTGATTACTACTACTATATTTCAAGATACCAACTTAATATGTCTGAAGAACAGTTTTTGAACTCTACATTAAGGCAAATTTTAATTTTAGAAAAATTCAATAGTAATTATTTTAAAAATAATTTAAGAGAAGTAGTTGGAGAAGCACTTGATTTAATGTTTGGAAACTCACAAGAAGAAGAGGAAGAAATATATGTAGAAAGCTTTTCAGACCTTTTTTAAGGAGGTGAAAAATTGAGTGAATCTATAAGAAAAGTAAGTACAATATTTATAATAGATGATAATGAACATAATAGAAAACTTAAAGAAATTAACTCACAATACAAACTTACTCAAAGTGAGATAAAGCTTGCAGGTGAAAGGTTAAATTCTTTTGGTAAAAATACAAGTGATTTAACATACAAGCAACAAGCTCTAGTTAAACAAACTGAAACTCTTAAAGAGAAAATTAATCTTTATAAGGAAAGTATAGAAAAAGCTAGTAACAGAGCAGAGGAGAACAATAAAAAACTTCAAGAGTTAAAGACTACTAAGCAGAATTTACAGAATGAATATAAACAAGCAGTAAAACTTTATGGAGAAGAATCTGATGAAGCTAAGAAGCTAAAAGAGCAATTAGATAAAGTTAATGAAGAGTATACAGAACAAAAAGCTGTAGTAGATAAAAATATTAAAACTGTTAATAATCATAAAGTTAAATTGAATGAAGCAGAAGCTCAATTAACTAGAGTTGAATCACAACTTAAAAGTACAAATGAAGAGTTAGAAAAGCAAAATTCTAAATGGATACAAGCAGGAGAAAGTCTAAAAAAAGCTGGAGATAATATTTCGAGTTTTGGTGAGAAAGCTAGTAAGATAGGAAGTACATTAACTAAATCCGTAACATTACCGCTTGTAGCTATAGGAACAGCCGCTGTAAAATCTCAAATTGATTGGGAGAGTGCTTTTGCTGGAGTTAAAAAGACAGTTGATGGAACTACTGAACAAATAGCAGCATTAGAACAAGGAATAAAAGATATGTCGAAAGAACTTCCTTCAAGCGCAGAAGAAATAGCAGCAGTTGCCGAAGCAGCTGGACAATTAGGGATACAAACGGATAATGTTTTAGGATTTACCAAAGTAATTATAGATTTAGGAAATGCAACTAACTTAACTGGAGAAGAAGGAGCGAGTCAGCTTGCTAAGTTTGCAAATATAACTGGTATGGCACAAACTGAATTTGATAAGTTAGGTAGCACAATCGTTGCCTTAGGAAATAATTCAGCAACTACAGAAGCAGATATAGTTGCTATGGCTATGCGATTAGCAGGAGCAGGAACACAAGTAGGAATGACAGAAGCGCAAATAGTATCTTTAGCTGCAGCATTATCAAGTGTAGGTATTGAAGCAGAAGCAGGTGGAAGTGCCTTCTCAAAAGTTATGATAAATATGCAGTTAGCCGTTGAAACTGGAAATGAAAGTTTAAAAGACTTTGCAAGTGTTGCAGGAATGACTACTAGTGAATTTACTAAAGCATTTAAGCAAGATGCAACAGGAGCATTAATATCATTTATTCAAGGTCTTTCTAAAGCAGAAGAACAGGGAACTAGCTCAATTAAAGTCTTAGATGATATGGGAATTACAGAAGTAAGATTAAGAGACAGTTTATTAAGAGCTGGTAGTGCTTCTGAATTATTTAGCGAAACAATAGCATTAGGAACAAAAGCTTGGGAAGAAAATAACGCATTAACAAATGAAGCTAATCAAAGATATGCAACTACTGAAAGCCAGATAAAAATTTTAAAAAATGAAATAATAGATATGGCAAGAGAGATAGGAGTAGAACTATTACCTACAGTAAAGGATGGACTTGTTATCATTAAAGACTTAATAGAGAAATTCAATAACTTAAGTCCAGCAACTAAAGAAAATATAATTAAATTTGCTACTTTAAGTGCAACAATTGGTCCAGTAATAGGGACAGTAGGTAAATTAGCTCAAGGATTTGGAGGAGTGTTAAAAGTAGCTGGGAAATTATCTACTAGCTTAGGAACTGCTCAAGTAGCAACCGAAGCAATAGGAACGGCAGCAACAGTAGCAGGAGGAACTGGAGGTATAGCAGGATTAGCAACTTCTTTAAGTGGAGTAGTTGTTGCTGCTGCTCCATATGTAGCAGCAGGAACTGCAATAGCAGGAGCTGGATATCTTGTTTATAAAGGACTTAATGAAGAAGTAATTCCAGAAGTTGATTTATTTGCAGATAAAATTGAATACACAGCTAGTACTGTTAATTCTTCTGGTGAATATATGGCTAATTCTGTACAATCAACAGTAATTAAAATAAGTGATGCTACTAAAACTGCAGTTGGATCATATGTTGAATTAGATGATAGCGCTAGAAATGAAATGCAAAGCTTATATATTAACTCAACTACAATTTCAGAACAAATAAAAACTGATATGGCAGCTAAATTTAATGAGATGAGTAATCAAATAATTTCTAGTTACGATAAACAGAAAAATGATAGCATAGCTCAATTACAAGAAATGTTTACTCTACAAAGTACTTTAACAACTGAAGAACAAGCTAATATTATAGCTAATACAAGTACTTTTTATGAAAATAAAAAAATTCAAACGCAGGATTATGAAAATCAAATAAATCAAATTATAAGTATTGCTAGTCAAGAAAAGAGAGCTTTAACGCAAGAAGAAACACAACAAATAACTGAACTTCAAAATCAGATGAGAGAAAATGCAATAAAAGCATTAAGTGAGAATGAACTTGAAGCTCAAGTAATACTACAAAGAATGAAAGATTACGATGGAAGAATTACAGCAGAACAAACTGCACAGCACATTGCTAAATTAAACGAAAGTAGAGATAAAGCAGTATCAACTGCTAATGATGAATATGAAAAAAGAATTGCTACTATTACAAGATTAAGAGATGAATCAGGAGTAATTAGTGAAAATCAGGCAAATAAAATGATTGCAGATGCAAAAAAACAAAGAGATGAGGTTATTAAAAAGGCTGAAGATACAAGATTAGGTGCAATAGATAAAATGAGACAAATGAACTCTGATTTAGATAATGAAGTTAATACTCAAACAGGAACGGTATTAACTGCTTGGGATAAAATAAAAAGATGGTGGAGCAATTGGAAACCAGATACTAAATATATGAAAACAGTTACTTATACTGAAAATTCATCTGGTAAGACTCATAAAAACGCTTTAGGTACTTCATATTTTCAAGGGGGATTAACTTCTATAAATGAAAGAGGATATGAGGTAGTAGAACTACCTAGAGGAACTAAAATTAAAAATCACTTACAGAGTGAAAATATGATAAAAGATACAGCAGTTCAAACTGCTAAAGCTATAGCAGGACTTGTGAATACTGGAAACTCTAATAATATAGATGTTTATGTATATTTAGGTGAAAAAGAAATTATAGAAAAAACTACAAAGCAAGTAGTTAAATCTGTAGGAAGAAGCACTAATAATTATAAAAAAAGTAAAGGAGGTTTAGCATTTGGATAAATATTTTATAATTTATAATGATAAAACTAATTTAGATGTTAATTTATTAGTAGTAGCTAGAACTTCTAAACCTTCTCCAGTTATGGAATACGAAGAAATAAAGGTTCCAGGAGGGAGAACTTTATATAGAGAAAAGGGATATAACGATATAGAAATACCTGTATCTTTTAATTTTATGTCTAAGTACTCTTGGGATAGTGATTTTAGAATTATGAAACAATGGTTGTTAAGTAAAGTAAATAATAAGTTAAAGTTTAGTGATGATCTTGAAGTGTTTTATAAAGTTAATAAAGTTAATATAGATACTCCAGAAAGAATTATGAAAAATATAGGTAAGTTTGATGTTACTTTTACTTGCAATCCTTATGTTTATATAGATGAAAATGAAATAGAGTTAAGTACACTTCTATACAATAGTTATCTAATTTCTAAGCCTATTTATAGAATTGTAGGAGAGGGGTATTTAACATTAACAATAAATAATAAAGTTATTAAAGCTAATGTTGGACAAGAATTGATAATAGATACTGATAAAGGTTTATGTTATAGAAAAGGAATAGTAGACAATGTAGCATTAGAAGGTCGGTATGAGGATATGTATTTACAAGAAGGTAAAAATACATTTAGTTGGACTAATGGTTTTTTCATTTATATAATGCCTAATTGGAGGTGTTTATAGTGATAGAAATATATTTAAAAACTAACACTAATTACGCTAAAAATGGTGACATAACATTAGATCCAACTAAATGTGTTTATAAAGATAGTGAGAACGAAGTAACTCTAGAACATTTTCTTGATGAAGATGGGAGATGGAAATACATTGATTTAGAGAATGTAATTGCAGCAGAAGAGAATGGAAAGAAAAAATTATTTAGAATATATAATATAGTTAGGTCTTTGTATAGTGTAACAGCTTATGCAAGACCTATTTTTTATGACTTAATAGATAAAGTTCTATTAGATGTTAGACCCACTAATAAGCTAGGTCAAGAAGCTTTAAATATAATCTTAGAAAATACAGGATTTACAGGGCATAGTAATTTAACTACATTAAGTACTTCTTATTATATTAGAAAAAACATTGTAGAAGCTTTACTTGGAGATGAAGAAAATTCCTTCTTAAATCGTTGGGGAGGAGAGTTTTATTGTGAAAACTTTGATGTTTATATTAATGATAGAATAGGGTCAGATAATGGAGTTAGAGTAGAATTTGGATATAACCTTAATGAAATAGAAGAGGATGTAAATATTGAGGATGTAGTTACTAGAATAATTCCAACCGGATTCGATGGGATCATGTTAGAAGGTAATACACCTTGGATAGATAGTCCTTTGATAAAAAAATATGAACATATAAAAATGAGAGTTATAAATTTTTCAGATGTAAAGGTTAAGGAGAACTCTGATGATGAAGAAGGCTTTAATACTATAGAAGAAGCTAGAGCAGAGTTGATTAATAGATGCAATAAACTATATGAAGAAGATTTAGACAAGCCTACAGTAAATTATAAAATTGATATGATTAATCTTGCTAATACTACAGCTTATAAAGATTTTAAAATGCTTGTAAATGTAAATAAAGGAGATACAGTAACTTGTTATATTCCGCATCTAGATATAAATGTAAAAGCAAGAGTTATAGACTATCAAAGAGATTTATTAACAGGAGAATATAATTATATAGAGCTAGGGAATGCTGAAAGAAACTTTTTTAATGATCAAGCTGACATCCAAACAACAATAAATAAGATAACTAATAGTAATGGGACTGTAAATGCAGGAGAAATACAAGGAGTAATTAATGCTATTCAAACTCAGTTTAAAGCATTGAAAGATGTAGCTCAACCACAAGATGTTAGAGCTATGTTGTTTGAAGATAGAGTAGAAGACAGTCCAACATTTGGGTGTATGTGTTTAGGAACAATGGGATTTGAAATAGCAAGTTCATTTAAGCCAGGTACTAAGCAATGGGATTTTAGAACCTTTGGAACTGGTCAAGGATTTATTGCAGATCATATTGTTGCAGGTATATTAAGTACTATTCTTATTCAAAATGCAGATGGAAGCTTACAAATAGATTTATCTAGTACAAAAGGAATTATGACTAAAAAGAATGGTAAAAATGCTATTGAATTAGCAGGAACTATAATGAAATTCTATGACTGGGATGGTAGAGAAGCTATAGGTCAGTTGTATTCATCACGAGTTAATGGTAATGAAAGTGTTCCGGGCATATCATTAGTAAATAAGGTTAATAGTTTTTTATCTCTAGAATATGAAAGAGATAATAATTTTTATAGTTATATGAGATTTGATAAAGACAATATAGATAATGTAACTAAAGTACCTATTACATTTTTCCAAGAAGCTGAATTTAGAGGTTCTCAAATGTGGTTTGGTTATGATATTAATTCAATATATAACTCTGCTACAAATAATTTTGTCAATAAAGTTAAAAACAACTTTATTATTTCAGATAAAGATTCTGCGATAAATAGGCTTAATCTTGGTAAGAGTCAGTTGAATTTGTATGATGTTACGGATAATGGAAATAGATATGCCTTAATATCTCCAAGCGAAACTTTCTTTGGTGCAAATGGCAAGAAATACTTTTCATCTTTCCCAAATGGATTCTCATTCTCGAAAAATGGTGATGATATTTTATATACAACTACATCAGATGGAATTAGGAGCGAAAAGTCAATTTACATAGATAAGGATTTGACTGTAGTTGGTAATAAAAACTGCGTTCAAAGCACTGAAAATTATGGAGATAGATTATATTATTCCGTTGAGGACTGTGAAAGTTATCTTACGGATAGAAGTATGCATTTATTTTCAGTTGAAGAAGTTGTTACAGATGGTGTTGTAACTTATGAAAGAGTTATCTTATTAGATAGCATTTTTAAAGAAAGTGTTAGGTGTGACTTAGATTATACTGTTGAAGTAATTAAGCAAGGTTGGGGAGATTATAGAATAAAAGAACAAAATAAAAATTATTTTATAGTTGAAAGTGACAGAGAAGATTTTACTTTTAAATACATTGTTACGGCTAAAAGAACTGGTTTTGAATTAGTTCGAAATGAAGAATTATATATTGGATGTAAAGGTGAAAATAATACTACTGATACAGAGTATTGGAGATTATATATAAATAAAAATGTAAGTGAGAACCTTTAGGGTTCTTTTTTATGAAAGGAAGTGAAAAACCTTATGATTAATAGTTATCAGTATTTAGATATAGATATTAATAAAAAAACTTATAAAAGGCTTAGAGCAGTTCAAGGCGACTCTAAGAGTAGATATATATTAGCAAGTCTTTATGACAACTCCAAGGCTTACAATTTATCTAACTGTAGTGTAAAAGTATTTGGTTGCAAATCAGATAAAAAAATATTCTTTAATTATGCTACTGTAACAGATGCTACAAATGGAAAATTTAAAATAGAGCTGACTAATCAAGCTCTAGCAGTAGCAGGAGAATTACAAATACAAATATTAATATTAGGATCTAATCAAGAAAGATTAACAAGTTTTGTTTTTTATATTGATATAGAAAAAAGCATAGTTAGTGATGATGTTATAGAATCTACTAATGAGTTTAGAGCGTTGACAGGAGCACTTAGCCAAGTTGAAGAGTGGAATGGATATTTTGAAGAGACAAGTGGTAAAATCGAAGAAAAATACACTGAAAGACTTAGCTATAATGAGGAAAAAATAAGTGTTTTAGATTCTCAATTGGAACATATTGAGAATACAAAAGCGAATATAACTGATTTGACATCAAATAGACAATTCAAAGGATCAAAAACTACTGCTGAAATATTAGCATTGACAGGAAATAATGGCGACTATTATTACTCAACTGATGAAAGTGTATATTATAAATACAACGGAGCTAATTGGTCTAACATTGGTGTAGGTAATACACTTGAAAATAAGGCTAATATATTATTTCCCCCTCAAATTGAAAATAAATATTTGAAACCAAATGGTACTTTTGTAGATTTAGTAGGAACTAATTTTTTAACTCTAGAATTAGATGTATCATATAATCAAAGGTTTTTAATAAATTGTAGTTGTAGAGATAATGCGAGAATTTATAGTTTTGTCGATAAAAACGGAGTTGTAATATCTACTTATCCAAGTGAAAGTGGAAATTTACAATTAACAACTATGAATAGTGTTATAACAATTCCTAAGGATTGTGTAAAGTTAAGAGTGTGCACATATAAATCAGGAAATGTTTATCATATTTCAACAGTTGCAGGACAAGGTGAAATTGTAGAAAGTCTTGATAAAGTTGTTGATTATGTTGACAACAATATACAAACAGTTGATTTAATAGAAGAAAATAGGTTTATAAATTCAACAGGTGGGTTTTCAGATATAACATCAGCATCATTTAGAAGTATAGAGTTGAATGTAACTGAAAATGAAAGGTTTAATGTTAAAGGCAGCGTTAAGGATTTACAAAGGCTTTATTCATTAGTCGACAATGAAGGGAAAGTAATAAAAGTATTTCCAAATCAAGACGGAAAATTAATCTTAACTAAATATAATCAAAATATAACTATACCTAAAGATTGTGTAAAGTTAAGAGTATGTAGTTACAATGACTTTGAAAATAATGTAACAATATTACCTATTTTAAAAATCCCTACTGCAGAAGAAAAAGTTGAGATTTTAGAATGTAATTATTTATTAAACAAAGTTATGTGTATAGGTGATAGTTTAACAGAAGGTGCTTATTTTGATACTAGTCATAATGGAGCAACTATAATTGAAAATTACCCTTATTATCTTGCCAAAATGAATAAATTTGAAACTATAAATGCTGGAACAAGTGGGATAAGTGCAAGTGGATGGTATGAAAATAAGAGAACTTTATATCCGATTTCAGAGTGTGATACGTTTATAATTTGGTTAGGTACAAATAATGGTTATACAGACACTTTAGAAGAAGATACAGCAAGTGGAGACTATAACACTTATGCTAATACTGAAACTGGTTATTATTGCAAAATAATAGAATATATACAAGAAAAAAGACCTAATGCAAATATATTTTTATGTAAAATATTTGCTAGTAAAAGTAATGTAAATACTTCAAATTTAGTTCTTGACAAAATAGCTGTAAAATATAATCTTCCAGTCATAAATATGAATGATGGAACACTATATAATAAATCAAATGTAGACATACAAAACTTGTTGCACCCATTTGATAATTCTGTACACTTTGGTAAAATAGGAAATTTAACTGTTGCTAGAAAAATTAGTAATTTTATAAATGAATATATAAATAATAATTTATCTCAATTTGAACATATATATATATCATAATATGTTTCTAATATTCGCTAACAATACAAAGTGCGAACTAAATATAAGTTTTTTCCGAAAGGCTAGGTGAAGATCATCTAGTCTTTTTTAATACAAAAAATTAAATAAAAAGAAAGGAATAATATAATGACAAATTTAGAACAAGTACAAAATGAGGACATAGAAATATTAACTGTAGACAGTAGAGAAGTTGCTGAAATGATGGATATAAGACACACTGAATTATTAAGAAAGATAGATAGTGTAAATGATGATTTTAACGAACGCAAAATTGCGTCGGTTAAATATTGGATAGAAAGTACGTATAAAGATGCCAAAGGTGAAAAAAGGCGTTGTTATGAAATAACAAAGCGTGGGTGTGAATTTATAGCTCATAAGACTACTGGTACTAAAGGAAATATATTCACTCATTTATATATGGAAAAATTTGAAGAGTTAGAGCAAATAGTTAACGGCTCTAAAAATATAACTGCTAATGATGTAAATAATATTATTTCAAATAAAATTGATAGAGCCATAGCTATGATAGATAACAAGTATGCTGATTACATAAGACCTTTAGCGGTCGATAAAGCAAGAATAACTAAATACATAAAGCAAAGATTAGGAATAAAAAAAGCTGATGAAGATTTCTATTTAGTCAAAGAGAGAGTATTAATATTACTAGATGCTGAGAAATGGGAAGATGTTCCTGTAAATAGATTAAAGGATGCCTTCAAATTAATTGATGAAAGTATAGATGTAATGATTAAAGGAAGAAATCTTAGACAAATTAATTGGTTCTAAGAAAAATATAAAAATTAAGGAGGTTATTATGAATGAAGAATTAGTAAGAAAAGAACTAGATACACATGAAAGGAGAATTAATAATCATTCTGAAAGGATTGATAAATTAGAACAATCTAATGCTGAACTAAAGGTACATATACAAAATTTATGTAGTAACTTAGAAAATCTTACGAGTGCAATAAAATGGCTCTTGGGGTTAGGAGTAGGAAGTCTAGTAGGCTTCTTTTTTTATGCAATTCAAAACAATATATTTTAGGAGGAGATTAGTATGAAAATAAACTGGAAAGTAAGATTTAAAAACCCTTTATTTGTAGCGCAATTAGGGATGAGTATATTAGTTCCAATATTAGCTTATGCAGGCTTAACAGTACAAGATTTAACAACATGGAAAGCACTTGGTGATTTATTGCTAGGTGCTTTTTCTAATCCGTATGTTTTAGGATTAGTCGCTATAAGTGTCTATAATGCAGTATTAGATCCTACAACAAGAGGTCTAAATGATAGTTTAAATGTATTAAATAGGGAGGTAAAGTAATATGAATTTTTTAATAATGGCAGGGCATACTTTAGATGGTCAAAAAGGCAGTGGGGCTGTAGGATATATACATGAAAGTGTAGAAACTAGAAGAGTCGGTCCTGCAGTTACAGAAAACTTAAGAAAATTAGGTCAAAAAGCTACATATATAAAACTAGATAAACCTATAACTGATTCATATTTATATGATCAAGTTAAATTAGCTAATTCAAAAGGTACATTTGATTGTGTAGTTCAAATACATTTCAATGCTGGAAGTTCAGATAAAGATGATAAACAAACTGGCACAGAAACATATTATAGAAGCTCAAAAGGTAAAGTATTTGCCGTAAGAGTTAATAGTAAGTTAAATAAATTATATAGAAAAAGAGATACAGGAGCTAGAAGTGATAAACCTAACCTTTATTGGCTTAAAAATACGAACTGTCCTGCTATATTAATAGAAGTATGCTTTGTAGATGATAAGGATGATGTAAAAATATATAATAGTAACTTTGATGAAACTTGCAGACTAATAGCAGAAGGTTTAGCTAATAAAGATTTTAAAGATATAATAGAGGATGTAGAGTATGAAGTTAAAAATGAAGTTCCAGAAATGCCTCCTAAAGCACCTGCTACTAAACCTAAAGTATTAAATATAAATCCTAAAACTAAATCTGATTGGGTTAAGAGGTTACAAACATATTTAAATAAAAATTACAATGCTAAATTAAGAGTTGATGGATATGTTGGTCCTGCTACATATGCTGCAGTTAAAAATAAAGCTATAGGTAAAAAATATATAACAAAGGGTACTTTAGTCAAACTATTACAAGAAGCTTTAGGAGGACTTGATATAGATGGAAGTTGTGGCCCTGCTACTCAGGCAAGAATAAAAGAATATCAAAAAGATAATAAGTTAACTGTAGATGGATCATTTGGTCCTGCTAGCTGGAAAAAACTATTTAATATGTAATAAGTAAAGGATATAACATAAGGCGAAGGAAATACAAAGGCTTTAAAATCGATTATACGAGGTCGGTTTTAAAGCCTTCTTTTTTTATGTCTATAGAAATCGTAATTTTTTCCACTAAATAAGGTAGTAAGTGCACACAATCATAAAAATAAAAAAATATCATCTACTAACATAAAATGACATTTTTAGACAGATAAGGTATATTATACTAAGTGTTGAGAAATTATTTTTTTTATTAAGTAAAGGAGAAATTAGTAATGGCAAAAATGATACAATGTAAATCTTGTTCTAAAGAAATAGCATCTAATGCTAAGTCTTGCCCAGGATGTGGAGCAAAAAATAAAAAACCAATATATAAAAGGCCTTGGTTTATAGTAGTAGCCTTCTTTGTAATAGTTGGAGCAGTAAGTGGATCAGGAAATGATAGTTCTGAGTCATCGAATAATGGAGCTGTTGCAACTGGTCAAGTAATTAGCCAAGATCAAAATGCAGAAGAAGTTTCTACAGAAGAAAAGGTTCCGACAGAATATAAGTCTGCATTAAAAAAAGCAAAATCATATAGCGATACTATGAATATGTCTAAAGCTGGAATATATGACCAATTAACATCAGAGTATGGAGAAAAGTTTACGGCAGAAGCGGCTCAATATGCTATAGATAATGTAGAAGCAAATTGGAAAGAAAATGCATTAAAAAAAGCACAATCATATCAAGAAGATATGTCAATGTCTCCAAGTGCAATATATGATCAATTAATATCGGATTATGGCGAGAAGTTTACAGAAGAAGAAGCGCAATATGCTATAGACAATCTTGAGTAATAAAAATATAACTTAAGCATCTAGTATAAAACTAGATGCTTTTATTAAAAGTGAAGATCATTTCATAAAGTATGTAACTATTGTAATTGATAAATATAAAAATGAAAACTTTACATTAATAAGTTAGTAAAGATTACTAGACGTAAAAGATTACAACATGAAAAGATGATTTAAGTCACCTTCTGAAAAATATTTTAAGATGATATAATTATATAAAAGGGATTTAACCCTTCAAGAACTTATCAACCCGAACTTACATGAGGTGAATTGTAAGAGTTGGATAGTACTGAACTATCACAAAACGGTAGCTTATAACTCCAAAGCTACCGTTTTATTTTTTTATTTTAGTTGTTGATAAATCTGTTGATAAGTAATACTTTTCTTGTTGATATCCTGTTGATAATTTGTTGATAACTTCCTAACTGACATAACACTGACATAGCACTAATATAAAATAATTTTAAACTCATAAAAGCAAGTATTTTCAATATATATAGCTAATTTCGGAATAGTTTAGATACTTTTATGCCGTTTGCATTTTTATATATTTTCATTTAATTCTTTTAATAAATTTTTAGCTTTATGTATGTCTAATGTTTTTTTATACTCATTTAATTTTTCATCATCTAATACATTTAAATAGGCTAATGCTTCCGCTTTAAATTCCGAACTATATAAAAGACTTTTTTCCATATGTCTTATATAATCTTCTAATGAATATTTTAAAAGTGTTTTTACTGTTCTTTCATCTAACATTTTCTTATATCTCCTTTTTAATTATATTAATCTAATGCTTTTATATCATTTGCATTTTATGTATTTAACTTACTATAACGGTATAACCTTTAAATATGAATGAACTTATAAATCTATTAAATTTAACGACCTCTTTATTATTAAGGGTAAATACAAAATAGTCTCCTTTTATACTCGGATATCCGTCTGTAAATAAGTTAGTTTCCTTTTGATCTATGATTATTTTATATTTATTCATATGAAACATCCTTATTATATTTTTTACAATACACAACTGCATCTTCAGATAAACATAATATATTACAATTATGCTTACATCCTTTGCAAGTATTAGATATAAATAAATTATCTAATACTTCTTAAAAATATAACTGCTCCATATAGCTACCTCATTTTCCAACCTGTAAAAGTTTCTAATGCCCAGTTACATATTTCTAGCCAATACGTAAAAATAGTTCCGATTAAAAATGCAGCTGCTATTGTAACTATAGCCATTATTAATAGTGCAATAATAGTCCCCATTCTACCATGTTCCTTTTCTATTTCTTCTAATTTTAATAATCCATTTACTATTATTTGTTCCATTTGTTTTATCTCCTCTATTGTAATTTTTTAATCAATAGAGTATACTAGTATTATCATTTAGGTATATGGCATACTCTATTGTGTGTCATAAGTCAGTAGTTGGTCGCTACTGACTTTTTTATTGTCTAAAATGGTAAATCTTCACCTTCTAAATCATCTTCTTCATTAGTCTCTATCACATCAGGTTCAGTGTTCTTAGTAGTTTTATTTTCGTCTTTTGATTGTTCAACAACTACTGGTTTAAATTCTACACCTTCAATAATCATTTCAAGTGCTTTTTTTACATTATACGATTTTCTATTTTTACCATCTTTGCATATGTAATCCCACATATGTTTTTCTATTGGGATATCCGTATCAAAATACAAACTTAATCTTTCTTTTGACATTATAACCATCCTTTTGCTTTTGCTAATTTCATATTACCTTTTACATTGCTATATAATGGGTTATCTATAAATATAAACTTATTATTATATCTAGTTATTGCAGACTTAAGTGTTATAGATCCTCCACCAGTAAATATTATTTTCTTACCTAACCCTAAGTTGAAGTTATCTTTTACCTGCCTCATTAACTCATTTACAAATTCATCCTCTACACATTCATATTGAGGTATAACATTTTTTTCTATCAAGTGTTTTACATTATGAGTATCTACAGATTCGCCTTCTTCATTATTAAATTTAACCTTTACTCTTTTATAGAACTCTATCATTCCCATGTTAACAGTATCTTTTTCTTTGACTCTTTTTTTACTATACTCAACTACATTAGAAGTTCTTCCACCAATATCTATTATTACTAAATCTTCCTCTCTTATAGATGAGGGTAACATATAGTAACTTGATATTCCTTCGCCAACTACATATACTTCTTTAATCGTTATTGTTTTAGTTTTATCTGTAGTATATGTAAATGACTTATCTTTTAAATCTGATATTATTTTTTCTGATTGCCCTAAATTATTAATTGGCAATCCTAATATAACTCTGTACTCATCATTATCAACAGCTCCTGCTTTATCTAATGCCCAAAGTAGGTTAGGTATATAATCTTTCTTAGCTTTGTTAAACTCTGGGTCGAATGATCCTTCTTCATATTCCATTCTGTACCTAGTTCCTTGAAACTCTAATACATTAGTTTCACTTTGGTCTGCATCATCAACTTCTGCAAATGTAGATATAAAATCAATATCTATATCTAATTTTATATTATAATTTCCTAAATCAATATTTCTTGTCTTTAAGTGTCCCAT